GATCCCCGATATTAAGGGCCTCGGGAATCGTTACAGCCCTTATTTAGCTCTGGATTTATATTCCCTAGTTCTCACAGTGGTGCAACCCTCTGTGCGACAGAGAGAACCCATAGCTCTGTTGAACGTATGTTGATGAGGTGCTACTTCTGTAGCACCTTCATTCAACAGTTCCGCTGCAACAGTTATCTGTTCCTGTAGCTGGGCTACAGCATCTTCAGGGATAGCCGGGCTCTCAGGTGGTACTAATGTCCACCCACGGGCCCGATAACGCCTCATGTGGTAAGGATCAGCAGGCAGATTAGGCAATGCAGTGCCATCTGGCTTGTACCAGGTAGCCTTATCCCGGTTACTCTCTATGAACGACCAGGAGAAACCCTGTTGGGCCAACCATTGTCTCTCTTCTCTTAGTTCTGGTCCTGTACCTCTTGGCATAAATCCCCCTACTGTTAAGCGTTAGTTGCTGGGTTGCTGACTACGTAAAGCATCGGAGCTCCACGACTGTCATCAATCTCAAAAGCACTGTAATCGCTAGTGATTACCATTTCTGTAGCTCTGAGAGAAGCGTCACGCTGTTTCTCTCTATTCATGGCCACACTGGTCAAGACGCCGATAGCGCCCTTGTCAAAGATAGCCCCATACCCGTCTCCTTGGGCATTTTCAGAGATGTTTCCATCTTCAAAGATCGGGACACCTGACAATCTTAGCCCAGTCCAGAAGGGGCCTAGGCGATCTTCAGAGAATCCACTAGGAATCGGGCGTGGAGTGCCTGCCATGACACCGGTAAGGTCTTTATTCAAAGTCAAAACAGCATTCGGGTGATGGACGATCCGCAGATCGGAACCATACTTCTCTGCCTTGGCTGTACCGATACAACTTGCTGTGTTAGCAAGCGACAGTGTCTTAGTGGTAGCGCCCAAGTCAGTGCCGCCATTCAAGGCACTGAACAGATCCAGGATGTCTCCGTCCTTCTTGCGGGCCATGGCCTCGCCAAGTTGACGGCCAACGATCTGCCAGATCTGTTGGGTGTTTTCGCGCAGCAGCTTGTCAGTGATGATGATCTTGGCACCGACTTCGCTAGCCTGCACAGAGACCGTGCTCATGCCGATCTCTTCTTCATCGATCAGGTCTTGACCTTCTACCAGGGCGCCTACGGTCATTTGACCTACCTTGGGGACGATGAGAGTGTCTGAACCCTTCTGAAGAGTGAATTTCTCCACCAACTCCATGCAGGGTGCGTTGTGTTCTTCCGTATACCGAGCCGTCGTGATCATCTCGCGGCTGGCATTTTCCAGTGAGCCAGTTGTACTTGTCTGTGGCATTTCATGCCCTCCTAGTTATTGGACATCAGGCGGTGATACTGGTCCGCCGTGAGATTGACGCGGCCTTCCATGTAGTCATCCAGGATCCGTTCCCGGCTCCTGGACGCTCCTGCCGAACTTGCGCCAGAGTCATATTCTGCTGGGGCTACACGTCCCTTAACGACTTGCTCATACTTATTTCGCAAATCACGTATCTCAGATATTCTACGAGCTTCCCTCTCCATGCTTGCAGGGTCAGGTAGCTGCTCTAGAGCCCCCAACTCGTTAATCCCAAGACCATAATGCTGGGCATAGTGCCTTGCTGCATTATGACGGCCTTGCTCATATTGGAGTTGTTGTTGGTGCTGAGATTGCATAGCTTGCTGATGTTCAGCTTGCTGTCGAGCTTCAGATGCAAGCTTTTTTGCCTGGTCAGGCATAAAGCCGTCATCTAGAAGTCTTTCTCTATATGCTTCTTCAGCTTTATTGACCTCTTCTTGATATCTTTGCTGTTGCTGCAATTGATGCTGCTGCTGATACCAAGCGAGTTGTTGCTGTGTCTCTTGCTGAGTCGCATTAGAAGGTGGGGATGGAACTACAGGGGGAGCTGGTGCCGGCGATGGAGGAAGATCCGGTGCCGGTTCCATTACTTCAGGCGGTATTTCTACTGGTGCTTCAGGAGCGTCAGTGATACCTTCAGCATCCAATAGAGGGGAATCGATATCAGTATCTAGCTCCAGGGTTGGATCAGATGCTGCTTCTATAGCTTCAATCTCCGTATTGACATCGTAGTCAATCATAAGATCGAGCTCCGCTTGAGCCTCTTCCGGTGCTCCAGGTGTAACCATATTTGCCCTCCAGCAAAACAAAACGCCGTTTAGACTGACCTCAACGGGCACAGTATAAAAGGCGTCTTAGCGCACTAATTATATATCGGCTGGCCCTACTTTACGCCAACCTTCTCTCTGCGGTCAACAACTACTGTTTCATGACATCGTGGGCATTTCGTAATAAACAAGCCCTCAACGTGGTCAGCTAGCTTCTTATTACACCCTAAACAACGTACTTCGTTCATAAGGTTAACGAGCTCCAGCTCCAGCAGGGGTTCTTTCTTGTTGCCATTCCCAGAGTCCTTCCATGCCAGATGGACCAAAGTCTGGCGGAGATCCTTCTACCATCTGGTCTAGTACATCGCTATGAGCTCCCTCTCCTGGAGGCAGCATATAGAAGAGACGGTGACTTATCTGAGCCAAGTCCCTACGTCCCTGGTCTATGAATATCTGTTCACGCATCTTCTGGGAGCGTTTTATGCTCTCTGCCCTGACTCCGCCTACTTTCCGCAGAACGAACCATGGTACGGGCCTGATATTGGTGTTTGCGATCACAAACTGTTTTTGCTCGATAGTCCAGCCAAACCCACCACTAGATTCAGGCATACTGGCTTTGAAATTCAATATCCTAGAAAACATCAAGTTTCCATTAGGCATCGATATCCCTTCAGCATCCTTTACCCGTGGGTCTCTGAATATCGAGTAATACTGAGCCAAGGCGCGTGCATTAGGGTCAGGGTCTTTTACATCAGCAGGAGGGCCGAAATCCTCTCCCTCAGCAGCCTGTCCACGTCCTCCAGTAGCCTTGTTCTCTATCCCTATCCACGTCAGATAGTTGAAATCAGTCCCAAAGAGAGCTAGCAATTCTTTTCTACGTCTAGTCTCTACACTGTCAAACTCTGACTGTTCTGTCTCTATCAGTTCATTGACTAGCCATTTGACCATCTTAGGTTGGTCGCCATAAGTGCTCTCTTCACCGCTAGTGATATAAGCAGTAGCGCGGTCTCGTGGGTTAAAGCTAGCACGAGCTCCAAAGAACTCCATGGCTGCTGATTCCCAGGTCTTAGACTCTAGGTAATGCTGTAAGGAAAATGGTATGGCACTCCCACCTAAGTGAGTGGCAAAATCTAATGGTCCATCAGGGTTATCAAATGGAAGGATATCTGCCCCCATGAATGATTCTCCAATAGCTCCAACTATCTGTGTTCCAGGAGCTCCACGACTCATATAGAGATACACAAAGGGGTTCTTGCTAGTATTAAGACTAAGCAGATCACTCCATTTACGATCATCTTCTCCGACCTGGCCTTGAGACATCACTCCCATCATGGCCCAGGAGAACTGCATCAATGCACGGATCTGTCCGCCAACACCTACCCAGTCACCATTGATCTGGACTGATAAGAACTTCCTACCGCTACCAGGATTCATGCCTTCCAGAATATCTTTATCGTCCATGCCAAATCCCCATTTGGCAGTGACGTAATAGATTCCATAGGTTCCAGCTATCAGCTGGCTGATAGCTTTCAGTGACCGTCTTTGCTGAGCAGTTGGACCGGTACCTTTACCAGCCACCTGTGCTCCATACCTAGGCATAGCCTGGATAGCATCGCTTACAAGAGCAACAGTAGCCCTAAGAAGCCTGGGAGAGAATGCTAAGAACATGCCCTCAAAAGCACGCTGACCTGGGCCTATTCCTGAGCGTCTGCTATCTAGACCTCCAGTCATGTTCCGTATGTAGCTGTAAAGTTCGTTATCAGTGCCTTTCCATTCAGCAGCGCCTACTTTAGCTCCGATGTGAGGTATCTCAATAGGCTTTCCTAGTGCTCCAGATAGTGGGACTTCTCTGGGAGTACCGTAATACCTTGGGTCTGTATCGCGTAAAGCTTTAAGAAGCATCACGCGAGCATGTCCTAAGCCTGTCTGATAAGCAGTTTGGAATCTGCCGGCTGTCTGCTTGCCGAAACCTTTAGTTATCTGTTGCCCTTCTTTAGCCATCTTGTAGATCGCTTTTTCAGCGCTTCCTTTAGCTGGCCTACCGTCACGCCACTTCTTCATGACAGATTCGATGTTGATCCCTTGACC